CGTGCCCAGCTCCCCCGCCTTGTAGTCCCCGGCGGCCACGCCGACCTGGCTGATGTCCAGCTTCAGCGGCACCGTCAGCGCCTTGATGGGGCTCAGATACCCCTCCCGGATGGCCTTCGGCAGCGTGTACTCATAAGCCAGGCTGTCGAAATACTGCCCGAGGTTGCGCATGTCGCTCCGGTCCGGCGTGGCCGTCACGCCCAGCACGTTCGCCCCGCTGAAGTGTTCCAGCACCCGCTGGTAGCTGTCAGATAAACAGTGGTGGGCCTCGTCGATGATGATCACCCCGAAGTAGTTCTCCGGGAACTGCCCCAGCCGCTGCGGCCGCATGAGCGTCTGCACGCTCCCCACCGTCACCCGGAACCAGCTGCCCAGGCAGCTCTCCTCCGCCTTCTCCACCGCGCACATCAGCCCGGTGGATTTCCTCAGCTTGTCCGCGGCCTGCTCCAGCAGCTCGCCCCGGTGGGCCAGCACCAGCACCCGCTCTCCCGCCGCCACCCGGTCGGCGATGACGGCGGAGAATACGATGGTCTTCCCCGTCCCCGTGGGCAGCACCAGCAGCGTCCGGGCCATGCCGCCCTGCCACTCGGACAGGACGGCGTCGCGGGCCTCGATCTGATAGGGTCTAAGGTTCATTGGTATAACCTCCAATGATTAGATATTATGGGGATGGAATGGTCGGCGTTTTCCAAGCTGTCGAACGATAGTCCGTTCCCGCTCGCTCAGCTCCCAAACGTGCGTGGCAGCGCGTTCAGCGGCAGCGCGTTCAGCGGCAGCGCGTTCAGCGGCAGCGCGTTCAGCGGCAGCGCGTTCAGCGGCAGCGCGTTCGGCGGCGGCGCGTTCGCTCAGCAGGTAGCCCGCGCCGAATATCGTCTTGCCCTTGCCCCTCTGCGCGTCCAGCGCGGCGATCTTCACGCAGTCGGCCTTCTCCAGCCGGTAGTCGATGCCGTAGTGGCTGTATTGGCTTGCGGCGGCAGCGGTCAGCACATGGTCCGGGTATTTGTACTTTGGCAGCTGTTTGTGCATAGCCCTCTCGTTTTTGTCGTTCTCGGTCTTGATCAGCCTGTACAGCGTCGGCACGCTCCGCACGCGACAGGTGTCCAGATTGGTGACAAAGCTGGTGTTGATGTTCGCGCCGTTCTCGTATGTGATCTTTGCGCCGCAGGGGCAGTATGTGACATCGATGCCCTCGCCGCGCCCGCTGAACAGCGTCAGCGTGGGCGCGAACAGGAAGAAGCGGACGCCCCGCGCCAGATAGAAACGCTGTATGGCCGTGATGATGGAAAACGGAGGATTGTCCACCACACAGCACCTCGCCGGATAGTCGTAGCGCTCGAAGTCGCCGCCCGGCCAGAACGGGCGAACCATGTCCGCGCGGTCGACGCCATACTCCGCCGCGACCCATTCGGCCACAGCCTCATAAATGTTTTCAGGCGTGTAGCAGTCGTCGGTGGTCTTTTTTGGTTTGAATTTGTCCTCGAACACCTCGTAATCCTCATTACCGCTGGCAATGCTGCCGAACATGTCCAGCTGGCCCGTCAACAGAGCGCCCATTTCTTAGAACGCCCCCGGCGTGAACCCGCCGCCGCCCGCCGGCGCGCTGGGCGCGGCCTGCTGCACGTCCGCCGGGTCCACGTACCTGTCCACGCGGTTGTTCTGCCGGTCTTTGCCTTCCCGGTCCTTGTACTTGTTGACGATCACATCACACCAGCCCCGCGCCCCCGGCACGGCTTGCCAGTTCATGCGCAGCTGCTCGCCCCGCTTGCGCTGGCCTATCGCTGTAAAGAACTCGCACAGCTTCCACTCCATCCGGGAGTGGAGGAACAGGTTCTCGGTGATCTGCGTGGTCCCCAGCGCGCCGCCGTCCAGCTCGATGGTCAGCACGGCCTTCTTGCACGGCGGGATCTTGTCGCTCCCCGCGTGCTCCGCCCGTTCAAAGCTCACCACCGTGAACGGATACCGCCCCTCCGGCAGCAGAATAAAGCTGCTGTCGTTCTCGATCATGTCATTCCAATCAAACATCCTGTCGGCCATATTCAATAATCTCCTTTCGCTTTCTGGTTGATCTTGATTAAACGCATTTACACGCGATCAAAACGCATTTACACGCGGTTGTACGCCATCAAAACGGCACTTCATCTCGAATCTGCTTCGCCATCTCCACCACCTTCGGCCACACCTGCGGGTGCATGAGCCAGCCCTGCATGAACTGCTGATTCTCCACGATCACCGCCCAGGGCGTGTTCGCCGGATAGATGCCCTTCTGGGCGATCACATACCGCACCTCGTTCGGCGTGACCCCGGCCTCCCGCATCATCCGCACCAGCGCGTCAGGCAGTCCGGCAAATTGTGCGTCATTCGTCGCACTGGCTGTCACCTTGCCCTCCCCAGCAGGCGCAGCCTGCGGTTCAGGGGAGGGTGGCCCGGCCTTGGCCGGGTCGGGAGAGGTCGTCCTCTTTTCAGCCGCCGCCCTCTCCACCGCCCGCGCCAGGGCACTCGGGTTCTCCTGAGCCTTCCCCTCTGGGGAAGGTGGCACGGCGTCAGCCGTGACGGATGAGGTCCCCGTCGCAGGGTTCGCCATTCCTGTTCCCTGTTCCCTGTTCCCTGTTCCCTCGGTTCCCTCGATCACGTCCCGCACCACGCTATAGTCGAACTCCGCCTCATCCGGCCATCCGAACCGGTTCTTCGCGTCCCAGCAGGCGTGATGCGTCATGTACATCACCCGCTTGCCGCCCTGCACCTTGTTCTTGCCCTTGGTGGCGCCTTTGCCGTCGACGTTGACCACCAGCACCTTGTAATTCACAAAGACCAGGGCGTCCACCCACTCCCGCACCATCGGCGCGATTTTCTTGGACAGCTTCAGCTCCCAACGGTCATAGGCCCCGGTTTCCTCCGGCTGCTCGAATTTGCGCATCATCGCGTGGGCCACGATCACGATATGTATGCCCAACTTGCGCACCAGCTCCAGTTTGTCCAGCAGCCGCCCGAACTCCTCCTGGGCGTATACATAGCCCTTGCCGTAGCTGAATGCCTCGATGCCGTCCACCTGGTGCTGGGCGCACACCGCCTCGATGCACAGCCGTTCCGCCCAGTCGGCGGTGTCCAGCACCAACGTCTTGCAGCAGTCCGGGTGATTGTAGACCCATTCCACTTCGCTCAGCAGCTCGACCCAGGCGTCCGGCCTCGGCAGCCGCTTCACGTCCATATGCGCCGTGCCGTTCTCCGTGTCGATGAATAGCGGGTCCGGGAATCGCGCCGCGAACGTGGTCTTGCCGATTCCCTCGACGCCGTAAACCCCGATCTTATACGCGCCGGGAATCTTCCCTCTCGTGATCTGCATCAAAACACCCCCATACTAAATTTAGGTCCATCGCTTACGCCGTCGCCCATGTCGTCCTGAGTGGAGAACAGCGGAGACAAAAAGTCCTGTCTTTGAGCAACCACTGTCCCATCCTCAATCAGGATGGTGCAATCCTCCCCAGACCCCGTCACCCGCGTGGCGATCACCTGAAGCCCTTCGGCCTCCAGCCATTCGCCGAACTCCCGCATGGTCTGCGGATCCATCTGCTCCAGCTTGTCCACCAGCACAAACCCGCACTCCGGGTTCAGTTTCCGAACGATGGCCGTCGCCACCTTCAGCTGTTCGCTGCTGCTCATGCAGTCCCACGCCTGACCGTTGTACACAAGCGCGCCGTTCTCCACGCCCAGCCCCGGCAGGGGCAGCTCAGCCCCGTCCAGCAGCGCCCGGCGCTGGCCGCGCACCTGGTCGATCTTGCCGCTCAGATCGTTGTACTGAGCCGTGTACTGCCTCGCGTCCTCCACGGCCTTGGCCCGGTCCAGGTTGGCCCGTACCTTCGCGTTGATCTCGTCGATCTGCGCGATATTGGCCTCCAGCTCGGCGGTGCTTTCGTCGTGGAGCGTCAAGGCGTCCTTCTGAGCGATGGCCTCGTCCCGCTTCGCGTTCTCCACGGCCTTACGAGTCTGTGTCAGCACCTTGTTCAGCTCGATCATCTTGTCCTCGATGCGGGCCAGCTCGGATTCAAGGCTCTCACGGTTCCTGGTGATCTCCGCCGCTCGCGCCCGCTTACGGGCGTTCTCCCCGTTCCTCGCCAGAATACCTTGCTGCTGCCGGATCAGCTCTGAGGCGCTGACCAGATCCGCCGGCACCCCGTCATACTGGGGCATTTCCGCCGCGTACTTCTGCTTCTGGTCGGCCACCCGGCCCACCATCAGCCGCTCCTGGTACAGCTCCGCCTCCTGCTTCTCCAGCGCGGCCAGCTGGTCGCCCACGCCGATGATCTGCAAAAGCGTCCCGGCCTTGTCCTTGTCGCTGGCCTCCATGAACTTCGGCAGGTTCAGCGCCAGCTGCTCCACGAACTCGTCCAGCAGCTTCTGGCCCCGCCGGCCTCCGCTTGGGTCGGTCACCTTCAGCGCCGAATTCTTCCCCTTGCGCTCCACGACGATCCCGTTGCTCAGCTCCACCCGGATGTCCGGCGGCAATACGCTGCCCTCCCGCTCCGCCTTCGTGGGCCGGTACTTCTCCCCGCCCAGCGCCCAGGCGATAGCGTCCAGCACGCTGGTCTTGCCCTGCCCGTTCCTGCCGCCGATCACCGTCAGCCCGCTGGCCGTGGGCTCCAGCCGCACCGCCCGCACCCGCTTGACGTTCTCCAGCTCCAGCTTATTGATCTTAACGCTCATGGTCTGTCTCCTTTCGTTTTCTCAAGCCTTCCCCCGATGGGGAAGGTGGATTTGACGAAAAACGCTTGCGTTGTTTCGTCAAAGACGGATGAGGTCCTCGCCGTTCGCCAACCTCAGCGGTCGTCCTCTTCCTCCCTCTCCTCTCTCCGCGTCAGCCACAGCCCGATCACCCCGATCAGCATCAGCGACGCCCCGGTGGTCACCATCGCCCCGGCGATCAGATTGATCAGCGCCACCGCTGCCGCCTCCCCTCAATCGCCTCCCACAGCCAGTCAAACGCCACCTGGGCCCCGTAGCACACCAGCGCATACCCCACCAGCAGCTTCCCGGCCAGGCCCTCCGGCATCCGGTTCCGCCTGTACTTCCGCCGCGCCTTCCGGGTCATGGCCTTCCACTCCTCCGGCGTGTGCTGCCACATCGCCACCCGCCGGCACGCCTCGTTGTTCTCCCGAGGCACTGGGAGCATCGCCCCCCGCACCCCGCGATCCAGCGCCTCACGGACCTCCGCGTCCCCGCCCAGGCGCACCAGATAGCCGAACTTTTTCACGCTCATTCCTCCACCTGCTCCCACACGAACCGGCCATAATCGGCGTTCCGCCACTGCCCGAGGCCGTGAAAGGCCCCGTAGTCCAGCGCCGCCTCGATGACGTCCCAGCCCAGCGCCTCGCTCTTGGCCGTACCGGCGTTGGGGATCAGCGTCATCTCGATGGTGATCTCCCAGGGATCCTCCACCAGCTCGCTGGCCGCCAGCGTCACCCGCTCGCCCTGCATGGT